GCATTTATTTTAGGGTTAAATGATAGCATAATTGACTTGTAGTTTCTAGCATATCTTCTAATATACTTTCTAAATCAATTTGACCATGTATTTCTTTTGCAGCTGCATTTATTCTGTCTGAGGTTTTACATACCTCTGAACAGACATCAGCATTATCAGCATAGTTTCTAATACCTGGTCGCAACTCAGCACTAAAGGTTATTCTTTCATGTGTTTTACCTTGATAAGTTTCAACAAACCTATCATTCAGTTCATTAAACTTTGTATAAAACTCACCTAGTGCTTCGTGTTCAGCATATGACTTTGTACCCCAATGATATGCTTGAATATCATTAAGGAAGTTCATATTCTTTTGTATAAAGTCTATCATATTATTATTTATAACTCGCATAAACAACATAAAGTAAGCATAAAATAAACCCTACAATCAATACATGATTGCCTAGGTTTAATAAACTACTTCCTACTGTTTCGGGATTTTTTGGATCTATTATTTTTTTCATTCAATATTCTACCATAATTAGGCCACCCAAATTTATCGGGTGACTCACCTACATAACGCCATCTTATAACGCCTGTGTTAGGATTTCTTTCAAATATCTTTTCTTTGTTCATTTTATCCTCTTAAAACTTCCCTTGCCTTTTTTAGGTTGTACTATTCTTGGTTTATATTTTGGTGTTCTAACATCTTTTGCCATAGGATTAGTTTTAAATATACTATCAATTTTTTTTTTAATCCCTTTAAACATTTTATTTATCTATGATACCTTGTATATCTGTTTCAGGCATTAAGAAATATTCTTTATCATCAACTTTAATTTCTTTACCTGCAAAAGCAGCAAACTTAACTTCGTCACCTACTTTAACTGTCATTGTTAATCTCTCACCAGTGGTTGATTTCTTACCAGGTCCTACTGCGACAGCAATACCTTGTTGAGGTCTTTCTCTAGTGGTCATAATTATACCACCTTTTGTTTTTTCTTCATCTTTGTCCTCATAATCTATAAGAACATTATCACTTAACGGTTTAAATGTTAACGTCATTTTGTACTCCTTCTTTGAACCATTGTGGCATTTTTGATGGTGCCTTCCATGTTGCAAATCTAACTTTTTTCATTATATAGTATTTACGATAAGACGCAACTGAATCACCTGGCACAATACACTCGTCTGGCATTGCTGGTGTAGCGTCTGTCGCTAATGCTTTGATGTTAATATTCTTTGGTGGTTGTTTTAACAACTCACCTAATTTCTGTACAGCAAGATGGTCTTTTGTATGATTGTACCTTGACTTATATTCATCATTCATTGCCATCATGTGTTTATATAACCATATGTAATTGTAAGCAGACTTAATAACCCATTGTGTACTAGGGTGTCTTAACCAACCTGCTTTGTAAATGATTGCTTCTTCGTTAGGATTTTCTAGTCGCCATCTTTTAATCTTACGACCATTTTTAGTTTTGTCTTCATATGGTGTACCGTCTAATACTCTTTTAGCAGTACATAACATTTGAGCAGATTCTAATATCATTTTGACAATATGTTTATCACACATCATCTGAGCTGCTTTAACTGGATCTCTATCTACATAAAATATATTCATTAGTGTACTAACCTTCTCATTACATAATCTCTCATATCATATTCTTTAGCAAGATCAATTAGTTTATCAAACCACATTTTTTTCATATTATCATCTTTAGCGTCAGCACATGCTTTTGCTAAATTTTCTAGTCTTTTGATTTTACGACCTTTTACTCTATCTACATCATTTTTTGTCATTGTATCATTCATTATATCACTTTTCACACATCTAGTCAAGCACTATTTTTTCTCATTCCAGTCGTATATTTGATTAAGTTTTAGTCTTATTTCATCTGGATCATCACCAAATTCTTTGACTAGGCCCTTATAACCTTTTAATTTCTTATTTGATTTTTGAAGTGCTTCGATTCGTTTTTCTAAATCTCTTTTTTTAGATGTTTTAGCATATTCTTTTTTACTCTTCCATTGCCTTAATGATATGTTGGCAGCAATCAATAACAATACTGCAAGTGGATCGAATACAAATATTAGTATTAGTATTACAATTCTAACAGCATGGTCAAAATATTGTTTTGCGTCATCACCATATATTAGTTCAGCAATATACTTAATAGGTCCTACCTCTGCCTCAATCTTATCTTGCTCTAGTTGTAGAGTAGATTTTTTATTTGTAAGTTCAGCAATCTTATCACTTGCATTATTGATTGCCTCGTTCAAAGCATTACGCTCATCTTCTTGTTTCTTACGTTCTTTTAATCCTCTACTCACATATTCTTTATCAATATAAACTTCAAGTCCTTTATCTAAAAGGTCAAGTGTTTTTTGTGCTCGTTCTATTATTGTTTCTTGTTGAATAATTTGTTTATCAATTAATTCTATTTTAATATTATTGCCTGATACAGGTTTAACTTGATCTAGGTGTGCCTTAGATAAGAAACCAAAGATACCCATAGATGTTATGAATATTAATATTATGATTGCTGAGAATAGATAACCTTTCAATAGTCTAGGTATGTCTGATTGCCAGTTATGATACAACCAAGAAGCTGCAACTAACTTACCTACTTCTAAAGCAGAACCCATTGCAATAATAGGTATAAACGCACCAGCAAATAGTGTTGCTAAACCAAGTATAGAATACCCAGCAGCAATTACTGATATGCTTATTGCACTTATAAATGTCAGTAGTGTTAAGAACATGTATTATTTATTTGTTAAATACTTTTTTTTGTACCATTTGTAGAAAGTTTTATCTGTAAATATTTCTACAATTTCACTAGCAGGTACTTGATCACTTCTTATACATTCTGCAAGTGACTCATATTCATAGGTATCAACCTTACGAGTCATTTTTTGTTTATTCTCACCCATTGTTATTATCGTTCTATTCTGTTTTGATAAACTCATTGACAATCATCTCCATATTGAACACCTGGCATGATCTTGTATAAATCTTGCAAAGGACCTCTTTCTTTAATTTGTTTCTTTCGCTCTTGTTTTTGATTATAATTAATCACTAAAAAAACAATTGTAAAACCTATCATAGTAATTGTCATACCAAACAAAAACATTCCTATTCCATATTGTGCTGTCATTATTTCTCCTCTAGTTTTCTTATTTTAAATATCATTCTAGCAACTCTTTTGTCATAGTCTTTAGTAGTAGAAAATTTATCTAATTTTTTAATAAGTTTTAATGCGTCAAGTTGCTCGTTCTTTGTTAGCATACTTGTTCTTAATTCTCTAAACTCTTTATAGGCAGAGTGATTGTTTAATAGTTCAATATAATAATTAACACTATCACATTTACTAGCAAATACTTTCACACCCCAACCAGGCCATTTTGTGACACCTTGTGGTAATAGATGTATTGTTTCTTTGTTAAATGTTCTTATACCAAATAGATTGTTACCTTCGGTAGCAAACCTTGATTGACCCCAAGCAGACTCTAATGCTGCCTGACCTATAATCATCTCGTATGGTACTCTCTTATCTTTAGGCAACGTAAAATTTATAAAATTAATACATTTGTGCATTGCCCTTACAAATTGAATATCATTACTATATGTAAATTCAGGTTCTTGTAAATCCATTGCCTTGATTTGATTCATGTAAAATATGTCAAGTTCTAAATTAACCTTTGCCTTTGTTGACTTGTTAGGATTATATGTACCCCACCAATAGGTTGCTGTCATCAAAGCCATTACTGCAAAAAAGACCTTAGTATAAAACCAAGCCTTATTTGCTAGACTATGCCAATTAAATTTTGCCATCTTTAACTACTTTCTTTAAATCTTTAATTGTTTTCTTTTTATCAATCATAACATCATACCATTTAAATCTGACCATATGTTCATTTGATGGCCCTATCATAGGTATATCATATTGTCTTTGAAAGGTTAACAAACCTTGTAGATATAAATTAACTAATAACTCTGTTATATTTTTTTTATCTATATGATCCTTAGGTACCGTAGGTGTTTTAAAGTAACCTTTACCTTTAATTAGTTCGTTTAAAATGTCTTTGTGTTGTTTCAATAGTTTCAATTTGACCTCCTTACATAATATTCATAACCGTGACTACTAAATTTCTTTTGCGTGAATACATATTCACCAGAGTCTTGCAACTCTCTATATTGTTTAAATATTTTTTTTGATGTCTTACCAGGATAGTTCTCTAATATATCCTTATGTAGATGTCCTGTATAATAATTGTGCCATGTTTTGTTGTCACAACTAACAATCTTTTTAACACCGACTTTGATTTGATTTTTTAACCACACGTCCATAATATATCTTTCTTTTATAATCTTAAGCCAATATAATTGACTTTAGGTTCAAAGGACCAGAATATGTCATTGTGGTTTCCTGTATCACCTAGGTTTTGCATTTGGTACAAGTGTACCATTTCATGGACTAAAGTATCCAAAAAATCTTTTTTATTAGGATAAGAAGGTAACATCTCTAATTTATAGAGTCTAGTACCTGCTCTTTTCCACTCTAATACTACTACTTGACCTATACATTTTTGTCTAGCAAGGTCTTTAATTTCTACCTGACCGAACGGCGATAGTTTGCTATTGAACAGAGCATTGTTTAACATCTTAAAATAGTCCTTGATATCTTTATACTTTGTTATGTATTTTCTTTTTGTACAAGTTTCTTTTTTAAGCTTACGTCTTAGCT